ATTGCTTCAATTTCTTGAAGCTGATTGAACCTATGTTCAACAATGCCTGGCATAGCTGCCGCACTCTTTTCAACATTACCAACAAGTTTACACTCACCGCGAGCATGGTTAAGTTCGGATTCAAAGTGCTGTATAGCACCAGGAATCTTGTTAATGTCACGAGATACTTCGCTATACCAACCCATTATTCATCCCAATCGTTATTAAAATTATCTTCGTCTACGTCAGCATCTAAGTAATAGTTTATTGCTTCATCAAGTACACTGCATGTACCTAAAGAATCTTTAAGTATAACATCGTCTACTCCATAATCTGCTAATTGATCAATAAATCTTTCAGCAACAATTTCTATTTGTTTTTTATCGACGTATTCTTTAAATAGTGTCCATACATCTACTATTTGTTCTTCATTCATTTGTTAAGGCTTCCTCGATTTGGTCTTCCGTAGCTTCATCATCTACGCTGTCGATATTTACCACTTGAGCTTCTTTAATCAAGTAATCTGACATAACCTTATCGAGGTTCTCGCCTACCCACTTTTTACGGTATTCGAGAATTTCTTCGCCGTCACTAGAAACATACTTTAGTCTATTACCTTGTTTCTCAATGACCCCTTTGCCTTCAAATAATTCAAGCAATCCACTATAAGGATTCATACCTGTTTCATATGGAATCTTTACTTGTACACCTTCAAACGGTTTTGCATAACGAGTCTTCATAACCTTACAGCCTGCACGGATACCCATAACTTGACTGATCTTGTTACCATCTTCGTCTTCTTTTAGCTTCATCTTTTTCATTGCAACAACAATACTCGATGCATAGATAAAGCCTGAACCGCCACTAATCTTATCATCTGGGTCAAACATATCTTGCGATGCATATGTGTGATTAGTACATACTAGTCCAACATTCAATGAACCAATCATATTAACTGTGTTACGAACAAGTGATGTTAACTGCTTGGGCTTACGACCCATATCACCTTTCATATCACCTTTGTTAAACTGATCGATGTCAGTAGGTGTTAGCAACATACCCAAACTATCAACTACAAACAATACTTTAGGCCGGTCTTCTTCATCCATTGTTTTATAGTCTGCAATAAATGTTGACAGTGTTTTAGCAACATCATCAATCATTGACATATTAAGTTTAAGTAGTTTATCGTCTGATGTGTCTACATCTAATGCTTGTAACCAAGCTTCGTCAAGTGCGTTCTCTGAGTCAATTAGTACTACAAAGATACCTTGATCTTGTGCTGCCTTTACAATGTTACCTGAACAGATATATGATTTACCTGCACCTGATTCACCAGCAAACACAGTTACCTTACCAAGCGGAACACCTTTGTGAAAGTCACCACTAATAAGATAGTTTAGTGCATAGTTGCCTGTGCTGATCCAATCTTTAGGATCATTGAATCCACTACTCATGCCTGAGATGGATTTTGTTAAGTCCTTACGGAACTTAGTCGGATCGAATGATTTATTCGCCATAGTATTCTCCTATCTAAAAAGCGTAATGGGGGATTACTCCCCCATAGTGTATTATTATGACTGACGTGCTCTGATCATTGCTAGAATGTCATTTGCATTACCGCCACCTTCTGCAGGTGCTTCGGCTGCTGGCGCTGCCGCTGGTGCTGCTTCTGCTACTGGTGCAGCTTCTGGTGCTGGTGCCGGTGCTACTGCTGCCGGAGCAGGAGTTGGTGCTACAGCAGGTTTGTTTGGATCGCCAGTTGCCGCTGACACACCTGCTGGACGGAAGTAATTACTCCAACGTTCAGCGTCATATGCTTCGCCATCTACTGATGCTTCAAACATTTCCTGCAATACTTTTTGTGCAGTCTCGTCTGGCTTTTTAGGAAGGAAGTCTGACATGTTAAACAACCCGTGAGTGTTAACAGCGTTCATTTCAGCATCAGTTAACGGACGCTCTCTACGAGCCCAGTTACTTGTGCTATAGTCTGCATAACCGCCTTTTGAACTTTTATTAAGACGGAAATCTACACCTGCTGTGTAGTCTGTTGGCAACTCTTCCATGTCTGGATCCATAAGTGCTTGCTTAATGATCTGAAAGATTTGTGGTCCAATAATAAAGCGTCGAATTGGATTCTCTGGTGCTTCGTCATCTGTTAGTGGATTGTCATTTACAAATCCTTGGAAAATATACGAACGCTTTTTCCAGTACTTACGACCCATGTCTTCTAATGATGGATCTTTAAACCAACCACGCACTTCATTTAAGATGTTACATGTTTCGCCGTACATTTCCATACATGGAACTTGTACTTGTACAGGACGTGAATCTGTTTGACCTTTAATACCTGCAAATGGAAGTTTGATCATCAAACGTTCTGCCCAGAAAAATGTGTTATCCGGGTTGCCATCAGGAAGGAAACGGAAAGTTGCGCTTTCGCCTTCTTTGATATTCCAAAATGGGTAAATTGGGTTTGGACCTTGTGGTCCTCTGTTTCCGCTTGCGTTAGACTCTTGTTGTTTGAGCTTTGCTCGGATTTCTGCTAATGATGCCATAGTGCCTTTTCTCCTATATAATGCCTATATGCTTGTAGCTACATTGCTACTGTGTGCCTTGTTATTTGCAGCACAGTTATTAGTATAACATCGCTACATCGTTTGTCAAGTCTTTTTTAAAGAAAAAGAAATAAAACTTATAAGTGGGTTAGCAGATTATCTTAAACCTGCTAACTCTCTCATTCTGTTGTAATCGTCTTCGACG